TTCCGAAAGAAGGGCAGAAAGCCGTATTGTTCGACGGCGGCAATCAAACCATCTGCACTATGTAGTTGTCTGGCATATCTCTTTGACATTACTCCGCCTCTTTCGCCGAAGGGTTGTTCGACGTCTTTTGTGGTACTTTTTCGTCCGTGTAGTCTCCATATTTCGGCGGCGTCCGTGTAGTCTGTGTCTTCCACGGTTGCCGTAATGCCAAAATAATTCCACGGACAGTATAGCAGCTCTGCGCTGCTTTTGCAAGGAAGACTACGCTTCTGCAGTCTTCCCCTGGAGGATGGCTTTGATAATCTCCATAGCCGTCTCCTTCTTCGTGGTCTTCGGGTTGACCTCAATGCCATAGGCGCGGGCTCGCTCTGCGAGGGCCTGCGCCGTCATGTTGAGCAGTTCTGCGATGGTTTCGGCGATGGCCTCCTCGCTGATCTGCTTGATTTCCTGCTCGGGCTCCGGCTTCTTGATGGCTGAAATGTATTCCTCTGCGTATTTCCGCATCCAGTTAAAAATGCCCTGGGCGATAGCTTCGAGCCGTTCCTCCGTCAAGATGGCACGGAAGGCTTTTGGGACGTGCTGATACATTGAAGCGACGACCTGGGCCATTTTCTCGGGCCCGGGGAGCGTCGTCATTTCGGCCAGCGCAACGAGCTGGCTGACATCGCCGGTGAGGACGGCCTTAATTGCAAAGTACGCGGCCGCGAGCATGGCGGTGATGAAAAGAACAATCACAACAATGCTGAAAATCGTAAAGAACGTCATAGCGGTTCTCCTTCATGTATCGCGGCCGGTGGCCGCTTTATTTTTTGCTGTCTTCGCAGCGTGGGAAAGGGCAGTCGTCACAGTACGGCCCAGGTGTGCAGCCTTCGCCGTCGGACGTAGCAATCAGAATAACGGCCAACGCGACGACGGCAATCGGGCTGAGTAATACGAGCGCCGCTTCAAGGGTGGGGCTCATGCCTTCACCACTTTGTCGGCATCCACCCATCCCCAGACCGTAGAGGCGTTGGTGGTGTGTACGATGTGGTAGGGGTGCTTCGCTCCCTGGCAAATCATTGTGACCTTTGCTGGGCCCGCTGCGGGGCTGCTGGCCGGCTTTGCGGCGCTGGAGCTGACGTAATGCGGGCCGCCTGCGAACTGCACGATGTCGCCAACAGAGAGCTTCACGCCGGCTTTTGGAATCCTGATTTTCTGGCCGACACGAATGAGGTTAGGGTTCTTGATGCTGTTGTAATCAGCAAGCGCCTTGACCGTCGTTCCGTGCTTCGCGGCAATTCTGCTGAGTGTGTCGCCGCTGACGACCGTGTAGATCGTCTCGCCGCCCGTCACGGTGGCCGGCGTTGTGTCCACCTTTGGGGCAGGCACTCCGGCCTTCTTCCCGTAGTCTGGGAGGCCGAAGCCGCGAATATAGCGGCCGTTGACCTTGAGGGTGCGGTAGCCGACGGCATCGCTCATATTGCCTTCGATAATCTTCATGGTATTGCCGGAGACCGATACGACGTAGCCGACATGGTCGGCCGCTCCCTGGTTGTCCGTCGTAGCGTAGTCCGGGCCGTCCTGCCAGTCATAGAAAATGACGTCACCCGGGCTGGGAACATAGGCGTCGTTTTCCTGCCAGCGTCCGAGTTTCTTGAACAGCTCGATATGCTTACCGCATCCGCACTCGGTCGGGATGATGTCGGTGAAGCCGCATTTGATGGCGACGGCGCTGACGAAGGTGCTGCACCACGCGTCGGTGTACTTCATCTTGTAGCCTCTGGCGAGGGGCGTGTGGCTGTTATAGGTGTCGATAATTTTGCGGTGGCTGCCGTCTGCTTCTTTGCAACCGAGCCATGCAATAGCTGTGTTGACGACGGTAGCGCGAGCCTGTGCTTCTGTCATATTGTTTTCTCCTTCCTGCTTAGTCTTTCAAGACAATCTCCGCGAGGCGGATGGCAATGTCGGCCCCGTATTTATCTGCGAATTTCGTGAGGAAACGCTGGGCGTATTTGGCCCGGTTTTCGTTTTTTGACTTCCACAGATAAAACGCAGTCGCGGCGCCGCACTCTGCAATCCACGCGCATACGATGGTGGCCCAGGAGCTTTTGTCCTCCACGACGAAGTAGAGAACGAGGAGGATAAAAAGAACCGTGTAGGAGAAGATAATGAGCTTCTTTGAGAACTCCATAGGCGGTCTCCCTTCACTCGACGACGGAGGCGATTCCCATGCGTGTGAGAAAGTCTTTTTGTTCGTGCTTGATTTTGATGGCATAATTTAAGGCGTCGTGCATATCCCCGTTGCAATGTGCGTCGGGGATACGCTGAACAGCCTTCGCCGTAGCTTCGCCGAGGGCTATGGCGGCCGATACGCCTTGAATGGTGTGGATTTGAAGCTCCTCCCTGGCTTTTTCACGCTCTGCCTCTTTCTTGTGGCGCTCCTCCTGCTCCTTCTCTCGCTTCGCTTCGCGCTTTGCAATCTTCCGCTCGAAGTTCCAAACAAGGAAGCCGGTAATGGCGCTGGGGATGCCGAGCGCGAGGATGAAGGCCCAAAGGGCCTGCCCGACGGTCAAGGTGATTTCCATGCCTGTCGTCACCTCCTGGCCCTGTCGAGGGCCGAGGGGTTAAAGCCTACGATTTCGGCAATAGCCTTTAGGTCGTCGATGGGAGCGTTGTAGAAGTCATAGCCCCAGATAAAGAAGTCTTCGCAATCTGGGCGCTTGTACCGCAAACACAAAGGGCTGTCCCAGACCTTATCCCAGCGGCGCTGGTGGTCTGCGTCCCTTTTCTCCAGGCGGGCGAGGATCGCGGCCACCAGGCCGCCGCGCTCCAGCCCATGCCCGTCGTCGTCTTGGCTGAAATAGTCATAGGCGTTTTGGCTGGTTACAACGCAAAGACGGCTGCCTTCATAAAGAAGATAGCCGTCTTTGGTCTCCAGAGCTGTCCCGTATGGGATATTTACTTTTCCGCAGATACCCTCAATGCGGGCCCGCTTCCTGGTGATATATCGCTTATGATTGACCATCGCTTACACCTCCGCCTTCTCGGGGTGCAGCAGAGCGGTCAGCTCAGTGTATTCCGCCTCGGTAATCTTGTCGGCTGCGTAGAAAACGTCCAACTTGGTCTCCATGCCGGCGGTCTGGCCGCGCTCAATCATGCGTTTCAGAGTACGATACAACATTGTCCTTCACCTCCTTTTCAGGTAGTCTCCGCGTCGCCTTCTGTGTCGTCGATGCCGAGCTCCAGAAGGGTGATGCGGTATTCGTGATCGACGGTCAAAGCGTCGGTATCACTGATGGTTGTGTTGACAAGCTCAATTTCCTTGCCAGCGTCGATGTGCTCCAGCGCGACCGTTTCTGCACCTTCGATAGCCTCCCGGCCGGCGAGGTGATAGACGGTATTGCCAAAAGCAATGCCCGAAGCCTCCGGCTCCGGGCAAAGAACGTAGCAGCCATTTTCGGCCTGCTTGATATAGGTGGGAGCTTCGGTCATGCCGACGCTGCCGCCGTCTTTGATAATTCTGAACATTTCAAACCTCCAAATAGAGCATATTCCAGCCTCCGCAGCCGGAGGAGCCGTCCATGGTCGTCAAAGTTCCTATAATAGGCGCTCTGGCTTTCCTTGTACTGCTCGACGTATGCGAGGGTGCGGGTTCCTGCATCCACCTCTTTGCGGAACAGTTTGAGCTTTCTGCGGGCTCGCTTCATGCCGTCCCGGCTTCCGTTTATCTTGATGGCGCCGCTCTCCGTGAGGGTAAAACGGGCCTTGCAGAAACGGAAAGGTTTCGTGAGTGGGATGATTTTGCACTTGCGCTTGTTTACCGGGACACCGATGGCCTCAAATCGCTTGACGATTTCCCGGCCCAGCTTTTTCAGCTCCTCAACATCAGGAAGGACGATGTAGTAGTCGTCCATATAATGTCCGGCAACATGGACGCCCGCCTGACATTTGATGAAGTTATCAACTGCGCTCGGCAAGGCGACCATTTCCTGCTGGCTGGGTTCGACGCCCAAGGGCATCCCACGGCCCGGCGTCGGGCACGGGGATGATGCAACGATGCTGTCGGCGAGCCCTCGCAAGCTCGGGTCAAGAATGAGCCGCTGGTGTCTCTGGTAGATTGTCGCATGGGGTGCGCTGGGGAAAAACTTTTTCAAATCGAGGAGCAGCACAGCGCCGGCCCTCCCGTATCTGCGGAAGTGCCAATGAAGCTGCTGCTCGAGCCGATGGTAGGCGAAATGCAGCCCCATTCCGCGCCGGCTGGCCCCGTTGTCATATATCATGTGCGGGGTGTAGAGCGGTATCAGAATGTTGTTGCACTCGGTCTTGTGGATTTGTCTGTCGGTAATGTGCGGGGCGTCGATGGGCCTGATCTTCCCACGTTCCTTGAGAATGAAGTGGCTGCATTTCTTCGGCTTCCACGTCCCGTCCAACACCTGGCGCCTGCGGGCGGCCGTGCCGGAAAAGAGGTGAAGCTCGAAGTTTTGGGTGCTTTGCTTCCAACGAACGCCGTTGCAGCACTTCTTCCCGTAATAGAACATGGCCCGGTAGGAGAAGGCTTCCTCCAGGGTGCCGATAGCGGCGTTCCAGGCCTGCAGTCGTGCTTGCCGCCTTGCCCGGCGGCGTTTGTACCGCGCCTCGCGGCGCTCCTCGCTTGTCATAATAGAGTATTCGCCTTTCGTACAGATACAATGTAGGGTGCCGTCTAATCTGCGTTGCCCTGACACATGAAATGGGCTATGGCACGTTCGCCCACCATGCAAGCAGCGTCCGTGTAAGGGCATCAAAAGAAAGGGCATCGGCTATTGTCAAAATAGGTTATGCCCCATCCCGCTTTCCCAAGCGGGGCAGTTTTCGGCTTTCACCGGGGAAGTGTCTCTCCTTTTGCGAAGGTCGTCTTTCACCTTACGGTTACTCCATGTGACCTCGCACGCAAAATCCGGCCAGCACAGCGCCCGAATTGTTGGCATTGTTATTGTTGGCGGAGCCGTCGGTGTTGGTATTGCAGAAGTTATTGTTGTTGTTGTAATTAGCCGAACGCCCGCGCGACCAGACCGCCCGAAGGGCGGAAACAACGACGGCCATGTTATCAGAGGCACACCCAAAAACGAGGTCAGGTCTTTTGCTTCTGCTGGGCGGTTGACTTGGCTGCGCCCTTCAAAAGCTCGTTCTCGCGGTCAATCAGCTCGCCGAGGCTTTGGGCCATCTTATCGAGCTTCACTGTCGCCTCCTTCGCGTCAACAGCCTTTCCCTTTGCCGTTGTGAAGCATCCCTCGGGGTTCTGGTTCATCACAAGATAGCAATGGGTAAGCCGGACATCCAGCGCCATCAGGGAGGCCCTGGCCTCAATGAGGTGGGCCTTCCGGAGCTCGCGGCGCTGATCGTCCGACGGAAAGATGCTGTTGGCTTTTTCCGCATGGTCTATAACTTCGCCGGCCAGCTTCGCAACAGGCTCCGCGAGGAGCCTCGAGTACCTGGCGGAAATACGCGTGAGGAAATTGATGGTTTCAACGTAGATTTGGTTGGCGGTGTTCACGAACTCCGCCTTGCTTGTGGTGCGCTTCATCTGGAGCACTGACATGGTATCACCTCAATTACGGTTTTGTGTCCTTTTCTTCTGGGTAGATCGTGCCTTGCTCTCGCTCGACCTCCTCCAAATGCTTGAGGAGCACAAACTCGATATAATTCGTAATGGAGCGGTGCTCATTTGTTGCCAGTATTCCGATTTTGTCAAAGACTTCATCAGATAACCGCAGCGTAAACACCCTTTTATTCGTAGCCACCGTCACACCTCCGTTCGCATGGCATACGAATATTCTATGGCTGTCTTTGCCTTTTGTATGCGGTCTAAAGACAGGCAAGTGATAGCATTTTAGGCTCCAGAATAAAGGGGGTAAAAATTAAAAATAAAATCGGCCGGCGCTTCGCGCCGGCACAAAAGGGGCTTTCCGCTCCCTTTCGGTCTCTGCGTTGTCCGGGAGACCGCCCGCTTTCGCGGGCGGATTTGCCCGGATAGCTCTGCGGAGGATTAGGCAGCAAAGCCGGCCAGCACAGCGCCCGAAAAGTAGGCAGAGCTAAAGTTGGCGGAGCCGTCGGTGTTGGTAAAGCAGAAGTAATAGTTGTTGATGTAATAAGCCGAACGCCCGCGCGACCAGACCGCCGTGCTCACATCGTTATACTTATAGGCAATCTTGGAGTTGCCTGCCTTGAAGTAGTCATACTGGGCCTGGCTGTTCTGTTCGTACTGGTTCGCATAGCTGCGGGTACCCTGGATTTCAAACTCCGCCAGGAGCCACAGATAATCCGTTGTCGCGGTGACCGCTGCGGCCGTGTTAGAGGCGTTGCCGGTGTTGTCCGTGTACTTTGTTACGGATTTCATTACGGCCCTCAAATCGGCCGGAAGCGCCGCCAGAAGGGTGTTTGCCTTCGGGCTGCTGGGGGAGCTGTCTGCGCCAAGAACAGTCTTTCTCATGTGGCAGGAAGCCCAGCCGCCGCTATTCGTATTCGAGGTGTTCATGGTGAATGCGCCGCTGGTGGTAGTCTGGTTGCCGTAGCTGCTATCAGTAAGGCCGACCATTTTGCCGCTCTTTTTGCCAATGAGGAAATGGATGCGGCCGGTTCCTTCCTTCGCGCTGTTGTGGTTGAAGCCCGAGATAAAGGCATCAATAGACAGGTTCGAGAAGGTCGTGGCGCCGACCTTGCCGTTGATGGTGATGGTCTTCGTATCACCGACCGCCCAATAGTTCGCGCCCTGGTTCGCATCGGAGACCTTCTTGATGGTGGCCCAGGAGTTGCTATTGAGGGTTTTGCTGACGTAGGAGAGAGCCAGCGTATAGCCCTGATAGGCGGTCGCGTTGACGCTGCCTGTTGCCGTCTGCCCGTTCAGCGAGGCCGTAACTTCCCATGTGCCGGTGTTCGGCAGATAGAACGTATTGGAGCCCGTGCTCGTATCGGTGAGGGTCGTGCTCCCGTTCTTGACGGTGATCGTGCTCCCGGTATCGACCGTGACTGTGAGGGTGATGAAACTGAGGGAGGCCGTGTAGCTGCCTCCGTTGGTGGTGACGCTGACAGAGGCGCTATTCGAGGCTACGCCAGAATAGACGCCGGTGACAGTATAGGTGCCGGCCTTCTTGATGGTGATGGTCGCCTTGCCGGTGCTGGCTGCGGTGCCGCTATAAGTGGTGCCGTTGCAGCTCGCGGTGACGACCGTGCCTGCCTTCGCGGAGACGGTCAGCGTAGCCGCGAAGTAGGCGAGCTCGATGGTGTAATTGCCGCCCAGAGAGGCCGCATTTACGCTGCCGTCGGTGCTCTCGCCGTTCAGCGTCGCGCTCACGCTCCAGGTGCCGGTGCGGGGCAGATTCGTGGTGAAGCTGCCTGCGGTGTTGGCCGTGCCGGTGATCGTGCTGGTTCCGTCCGTGATGGTGATTGCACTGCCTGCGGCTACCTTTACGGTAAGCCTGGGAAGGGTGGCACCGAGTACAGTATCGAGCGCGTCCTGCACGTTGCTGGCCTCGATGCCGGACGTGGAATTGTCGTAGGACGTATCAGCAGCGGAGCCGCCTCCGCCTTTGCCGGCGCCTGCGTTAAAAGGGCCATAGGCCATGTGGATGTTCCTCCTCTCAATCTGTGTACTTTACGGTGTTGATGATGTGATACTGCGCCGAAATAGCGGCCGTGGGGACGCTGGCGGCGCGAAGCCGGAACTTTCCGGCGTAGCTCTGGGTGTTGGTGAAGTTTGCCGCCCGTGCGATTTCAGAGCTCCCCGGCGCGACATCGACGGCCACAATGTCCGTCTCAAGGAGCCCGGACACTGTGATGTCGATGAATTTGGGATGCTGGGGTACGGAAGAATCCGTACCCCAGCCGGTCGTCGGGATGGTGAAGGCTACCTTGCTGTTGATGTCCTGCTTTTCATGCAGGATGCCGTCGATTTCATCGACGCTCTGCGCGGTCGCCTCTGCAAGATCGCCTACGGTAGTCCTGATGCCCTTGATATGTTCGCAGAGAGCGGCAAGGCCCCCGCCCAAAAGAGCTTTGACACTTGCCATAAGGGTTTACCTCCTTCGGCTGTTGGATTAGCCCTCGTCGTCTGCCAGCAGCGCCACGATCTCCTCGGCGGTGTAGTCGCTGATGTCGTTCTCATGGAGCACGGTCTCGGGCAGAGTATAGACGGTCTGCTCCTCACCGTCGACCTTGATGTTGCCGTTGGTCTCGGAAGCCTCAACCTTGGTGGCACCCTCGGCGATGCCGCCCAGCTTGGTACCCTCCTCGTCGGTCATCAGGCGCTTCTTGGCCTCGGCGGCCACGAAGTCGGAAGCCTTCTTGCCGCTGTCGGTCAGGTTGCCGTTGGCGTCCAGGCCCGCGAGATTGCCTTCGGTAGCGTTGGCGACCTTATCGGCCTTGCCGCTGATGTCAACGACCTCGGCCTTGGGGACGTACAGACCGTCTTCCTTGACCTGCAGGGCGTTGTCGGCTTCCTTGGAGACGTTCACGGCGACGGTGATTTCCTTGCCGTCAACGGTCACCTTCGCGGTGCTGGTGTTGCCGCCGGTGTAGGTGTCCAGCAGATAGGTCAGGTCAACGAAGGAGTACAGAACGGTGTTGCCGTCGCCCTTGACAGCCAGCACCATAACGGGCTTGCCCTCCAGGTTGGGGTTGGTGGAGCCGGGGTAGGCGGTCTCGCTCCAGGCGAAGGTCTGGACGAAGACGCTCTTGGTCTGGTCGAGGAAATACTCAGTCGGGAAGTCGAAAGAGAACGCGGCGGTGCCGGTCTGATCGGTGCTGGTGTAGAGGGAGACGGTGTTGCCGTCAACCTTGCCGGACTTGAAGGCGGCGGCCGCTGCCTGCTGAACAGGGGTAAACGCGCTCTTTTTGACGAAGTCCTTCTTGATCTGGGCGGCGAGGTTCTGAATGGTTACTTTCGTGGTGATGTTCTTAGACATTTTTATGTCCTCCTAAAAAATAATTTTTGTGTGTTGCCTGGGTGGCTCAGTTAAGTTCCATCCCCGTTGAAGATGTCTTCGACCGCCTGATTGACGTCGCTCTCGTCAACGAGGTCGTCGCTCGTCATAACGGTCTCTTTGGAAACGGTGAGCGCCTCATTCTTGTCGAAGGCAAGGCCGTCTCCGATGTGCACGGCGAGATTGCCTTCATCATCGAATTTGAGGCCCTGTCCGGCGCCTACGCTTCCGCCACTTCCACCTCCTTTGCTGAACAAAATGACGGTCGCTTGGATATTCGCTTCCGGGATGCGCTTGGAGAAAAATCTGACGTAGCCGTCATAGGTCTCGCATCCACTCACGACGCCCGCTTTATTCGCAATATCGAAGTAGCCGAGGTCACAGGCACCCATCGGAACGAGGTCGCCTTTCACTTCGCTTTCCACGACATCACACACATAGTCATAATCGGCATTCGGCTCTGCGGCTTCCTGCCATGCCTCCGGCGTGAGGGTTACGGTATAGGTGCCGTAATAACCGCCGCCGGGGCGCTTTGCGATCTCTCGCTTTACAATGTCCGTGACTTCTTCCTCGGTCACGAGCTCGCCTTCGTCGGCAAGCTCCTGCACCTTCTTCGCCACGGCTTCGCTGATGGAGCCAGAATGTGCGTCTGGGTCTTCGTTGTGCTCCTTGATAAGCTGTTCTACGCGCTCGACCGTGGCAAGCGCCTCCGGGTCGATAGCAGCCGTGACAGTATCGACGTCGCCGACCGCCGTAATGATGTCAAACGTCGCCAGTTTTCCGACGATGCTGCTCGAGGGGCGAATCCACTCCGGTTCGTTTTCGAGGACGAGGTAGGTATAGGGCACCTCGCCTTTGTCGGGGTCTTCTGCGTAAAGCAAAAGGCCCGTTGCATAAAAGCCGTTTTCGACGTCTGCGCTGTTGATTTGCACTGTGACCTGGCACTCGCCGGCCACAGGGTTTGTGTAACCGCTGATTTTTGCATCCATGACGTAACCGGCAGGCTCGGTCATGGTTTTCGGGGTCTGCCCCTCCTCGATGTAGCCTTTGCCGACCGCAACGCGGGTGTAGTGCATCTTGCAGCGGCCGGCGAGCACCTTGGCAATAAGTTCGATTCCCGGAAAACTGCCATAGCTGCCGTCTTCAAATTTCGCCATAGGTCGTTCCTCCTTTTAGTCAATTCTCTTGGACTTGATGCGCGTGTGGTACATGGCCCCGCCTGCGGCGCTCTGACGCGCCGTAAGAGGTCTCTCCGTGTCCGGGGGTAATCCGGGTAGGGTAGGCTCCAGGAAGCCGCTGTGCGCCACGAAAACGGGCGCCGCAAAGGTTTTATCTTCGCTGACCGGAAGCGGTGTGAGCTCTGGCCGTAAAAAGCTGCCGTATTTCACATCGACGGGGTAGTCATAGGCTCTGTCTTGCCCTACGGGAAGCAGCAAAAAAGCGGTGCCTACTGCGCCGCCGTGGGAAATATGAAGGTCGCTGCGATAGGTTCGGTAGGTTCGGAGATAAAGCCGCAGGCCGACGCCGGCGACGAGGATGCGCTTGATCGCGTAAGCAATCTGCTCAATGAGGTCAAGGCGCTCTTGGCTCAATAGGCTTTGGTCTACATAGAGGGCCTTCTTCGCAGGAAAAACGTCCTCAAGAAGAATGTCGGAAAAGTCAACGCCAAGCAGCTCGCCGGCCGCTCGAATTACGGTATCGTCGTCGCCCCCGGAGAGCTGGGCTATCATTTTCACGCGGATAAGGATGCGATAGAGCCCGTCGGAGGCGGCTCCGCGTTCGACGCCGAAATTCGCGCCGTAGCGGTCGAGGACAGCGCCTTCGGCGTTGTCAATGTTATCCCAAAGCCTCACGAGCTCCGCGTTCTCCCGTATGATTTCAAGCCCTGTGGCAAACAGAGAGAAGACCTTGCCGATATTGGTCTCGAGCGGCTGGTTATGCCTGAGATTTTGAAGGTCGCGCCGGGTGTATGCGCTCGTGAGCATTTCGAGCATCTTCTCAAGGTATCCGTAGCTCATTCGATGCTCACCGCCCCTTCTTCGGTGACAACCTTGCTGCGGCTATCGACCTTGATGTTCTCTTGCTGCAGGTCGTCCGGGCTCGTGCCGATATAGATGTCGAAGTCAAGGACGCCAGGCACGGTGTAGAGCCTTGCGGGGAGCTGCTGGTGGTAAAGTGTTTCGCCGATGCTCACGCCGCCGCTCTCGTCGTCACCGATATAGTCGGTGATGGCGGCCTTGAGCCGGTCGGCGCCGTCCCTGGGATAATTCGCGTTTGTAACGAGGTTCGTGATCTTGACATAGACCTTTACCGGTGTCGGGCGGTTGAAGTGGATGTCTTTTGTGTTGCCGCTCGCGGTGATAACCTGGACGACCTTCTGGCCGAACGTCTGGATGCCGGCGCCCAAGCGCCGGTAAATCACGCGAGAAATATCTTCATCGAGGCCGCCATAGACGACCGCCTCAATGCTGTGAGGCGGAAGCCCGTGCTCATCGGTGTCGTCGGTGTCGTTCTCGAAGACTTTGGCTTCCATGATGCCCTCAACCTCTTGCAACAGCGCCGCTCTGATGGAATCTGCGTTCACGCCGCCGGCGAAGTCCACGGAAGCATAGTAGCGGTCGCGGAACTCGTCGTCGGTCTCTCGCTCGCGGCCTCCGGTGAAGGCTGCTGCGTTCGTGACGCCGGTGATACCGGCGATGGCGCCCGGGTTGGTGATGGTCGTAACGGTTCCGGCCTCTACGTTGCCTTCGGGCCCTGTGTTCGTGCACCTGGCCGGGACTAAGGCTGTTCCGTCTGCCTTAATCTCTGTTTCAGCCACGGCAAAGAACTGGATGCCGGCTGCCGTCTCGGCGAGCCAGCCTTCGGGGATGATCGTCCCAGGAGGGCCCGTGACGGTCAAATAGCCGGTGGCCTTCTGCGCCGAAAGGACGCGCAGACCGATGGCGCGGCCGAGGTTCAATAGGGATGCGCCAACCGCAGTATCAACGAAGCGGCTGTTATAAACGTCCTCCAACACCGAAAACAGGATGTTGAGCATCCAAGCATAGATGCGAAGGAATAGGCCGAGAGGGCTCCGCACTGTGAGGTTGGCGGCTGCGCCCCAAAGCTCTCGGGCCTTATACTCCAGCGCGTCAAGCAGCTCGGTATATGTCGGCCTGCGGAAGCCGATGGAGGTTAAGCCCCATCCGTAATCATTCACTTGCTGTCACCTCCATTCTGACGGTAGAGCCGTCGTAAAGTGTACCTGTGAACTCTGCGCCCAAGCTGCGTCCGGTGATTTCCGGCGTAAGCTCGTCGATCTCCTTCACATAGGGCTCTTGGAAGATAGAGGCCCGCAACACGTCGTCGGCTTCGTCCTGGGCTTCGCTGATTGGCCTTCCCATAACTCGCTGCCATTCTGTGCCGTGACCCGTATTCAGCGGAAATTCGCCCTTCCAAGTGAGCAAATTGTTTCGGATATTCTGCGCGATGGCGTTGCCGTCTTCTACGACCTCCATGATGCCATCAGCGTCAAAACATAGGTCTCTGGTCTCGGGGTCGAGCTTTAATGCTGATATTTTAGCCATGTTGGCCTCCTTACTGCGGGCCGCCGGTGGTTCCGCCGCTGTCGCCAGGGTGGGTGTGCGTCGTCATTTCAACACCGCCGGCGGCGAGCTTGCCATCGACGGTAACATCACCTTTGATTTGGATGCCTCCGGCCGTAACGGCAATATATACGCTTCCGGTGTCCGTTCCCAACACAAGGGCGCTTTCGGGGAGCCCCGTCACGGGCTTGCTCGCAGGAACGAAGGCGCCAATGAATATTGCATCCTCCTCCGCATGGTTCCGCTCCGTGTTCGGCTGGCACTCCTGCCCGGCTTCGGCTATGCGGTCAATGTCGTGGTCTGCGTAAAGCAGGATGCCAACGTCTCCGGCCGCGTACCACGGTCGGCAAACAAAGCCGCCGCCGCGAATGAGGGCCACGGGGACACCGAGCACCTGGGGCGGCGTTCTATAAACGCCTGCATCAAGCGCCTTTGATAACGGCTGCACATCAACGGTCATTTTTGTAGGGTCGAACTTTTCCACGCGGCAAAGAGAAGCCACATGGAGCCCTTGCTCCATCTGCTTCCGCTCTTGGAGCTCGACGGCAAATTGGTTTCTGTTCATGCCGGCTTCACCTCTATCTCGGTTATCCAGTCTCCGCTCGGGCTGCCGCTATGCTTTCCGCCCTTTATGAGATAATTCCCTTTAAGGCTGTTGCTGGTGATCTTCACGACGTCTGCGGGGCCGAGGTGGTAGTTGAGCAGGCAGCGCCGCCGGTATGTCGGCTCCTGCTCCTCGCCGTTATCAATGGTGGTCTGGTTCGTGGTCGTCTCTGTGTCTTCCGTCTCCTCCGTGGAGCGAAGGAGGCCGGTAGATTGCGAGAGGTGGAAGCCCATATTGAGCCCCTTCGTCGGGTCGCTGATTGTGATAATGCCGTTCCGTATCAGGAAGCGGCTCTTGCAGTCCAGCGTGACGATCTCGCTGATGGCGTCTTTGACCTTTCCTTTGCAGACCTTCCCTCGGGGATAGACCTTGTCTTCAACGAGCTCCATTTGCCCGACCTCAAGGCCGAACATCGTGAGAAGGTCATTCAGCACGGCGCTTGCCTTGATGCCGGCCACATAGGTTTTGTTGACCTCTTTTGAGAGCCATTCGTCCAGGGCTTCCACGGCCTCGATGGTGGTTATCCAGTCCGTTGCCTGCTTTTTCGAGCTGGCCCGTGATACCTTCCCGACGAAAATCGTTCCGACGTCGCCTTCATATCCAGCGTTCAGAATGACGACCATTCCTTTCTTGATGCTGGCCCGGGTGCTCTGCGAAAGGTTGTAGGCCGCGACGGTAGCCGTTCCGAGTTCTTCGCTGTCCTGGAACGGAACGTCGAATGTGAAGAAAAGGCTCGAAAGGTCGTAACGCTTCGGCCCGAGCTGGAGGCTCGCTGCGCGTTTCCAGAAATTCATGCCGTCACCCTTTCGTATAGATAGAGCTTTACTTGCTTCCCGAAGTTTTCCCAGGTGACTTCATGGATGTTGTCTCCGGTGAGGCAAATCGGAATGATAACCGGGATGGGGAAGCGTTCGTCTTCGACGCTGTAGAAAAGCGGACGCCCGTATCTGACAATATCGCCGTAAACAAGAAGCTCGCCGGTCGCAGTAATGGAGAGGTCGGCGGTGAAAAATCCGCCGACCTCGTTGTACTTGATGCAGAACGTATAGGTTTTGTCCTGGAGCTTTACCGAAAAATTGTACGGCACCTTCCTGGTGTCGATTTCGATGTAGTTGACCTCATTCCCGAGGTCAATCAATTTCAGACCTTCCATACCGTTCTCCTTTACGCTGCGGAGAAGGCGGCGGCGTTTCGAGCGTTCGGGCCGCTGCTACTGGCAGGCTTGTTCTGGTAGCTCTTGACGTATGCGGAGTATGCGCTGCTGGAAATTGTTTCGCCGACCGTGCTTTTCAGCCCTTCGGCACCGGTCGCCTTCGTCTGATTTGTGCTGCTGGCGCTGGTGCTTGCGCCTGCGTCCTGGGCGCTCATAAGCTGTTCGCCCATTTCGACGTAATCCGAGGAGGCCAGATTGACGACCTGGAGCTGCATAGTGAACTTCGCACCGTTCGCATTCTTCGCGTCGGTGGATGTACTCAGCGACGTAATGACGCAGTTAGAAATGCGGTTCCGGCCGGTGTAGGTCAAGATGTCTTTCTGGTTCCACATACGGCGCATGAGCGCCGCTTGCCCGTCGCCATTGATGGTGACGCCGGTGATGGTGAATTTGATGGGGTCATTGACGACATGATCGTTGATGTCGCTGCCTTGCTCAACGGGGTTCGACGTCACTTTGCTGGTGCGCTGGACGCTTTCGTTTATGACGACGCCCGTTGTGCGAGCATCAAGCCGAACCGTGCCGCAGCTCCCCGAAAGGGTGTATGCCATGTTGTCGTCCTCCTATCGTGCGAAGCCGCCTTGCATAGCGCGGTGGTGGTATTCCTGCTCCTTCTTCTCCTCCCAAAACTGTTCCATCAGTTCGCGCACCTTGTCGGCGATACTCTCGGCCGCGTCCGGCGCTGCTGTCTCTCCGGTCAGCGTAATGCTGATTTGGGGAGAAAATGTACTATGGTCTTGGAAAGAGGCGCTTTCGCTGCTGGTGGAATTGTTGATGATTTGGTCTGTCTTATCGGCCGGGATAATTGCGGTGCCCTGAGGCAGGAAGGCAAGCTCGCCGCCCTCCTCGTTCATGCGCGTCCAGCCGCCAGCGAAGCTCGGTGTACCGTCTGCGTTCCCGGGAATATTTACGCCGGTAACGCTGATGTTCGCATTGCTGACGCTCTGCGCTGCGGTGGCAATCCGCGTAAAGGCAGCGCAAATCTTGGCGGCGCCGTCTTCGGCGGCGGTTGTCATGCGCGTCCATGCGTCTTCTGCGTCAAGCGTCATTCTCGCGTAGGCGGTCTCAGCGTCGTCGGCCATCGCGGTGTAATTCTCGTTGCCGATTTCTCTGGCAGCGGTTGCGGCTTCCGTCATGGCGTCCTGTGCGTCCTGGGTGGCCGCAGAAACGCTCGCAGAGTATTCCGAGGTATCTATTGCCAAGGAAGTCTCCGTGCCTGCTGCGTCGTCGAGGCCGCTCACAGCGCCGGTCAAATCATCTACGGCGTCGCTGCTGTCTTTTGCTCCGCCGAAAATACCGGCAAAGAAATTCGCCACCTTGCTCACGCCGTTGGCGAAGAAGCCGATTAGATCGCTTACCCAGCCGACGACAGTGCCGAGCACGTCGGCGACGATTTCCAAGAGTGGGGAAAGTGCCTCGATGATAGGAAGCACCACGCCGGAAAGAACGGTCGAAAGAGCGCCGATAAGGGTCTGCGCCGTAGGCAGAATTGCGGAAATGAGATTTGAGCCGATGTCGATGATGGGCCCGAGGGCGTCGGCAAGTATGCCGATGATCTCGCAAAGGGGCGGCATCACGGCGCCGGCCAGCTCGCCGACAATGGAACCGACAGCGGAAAAGGCTTGCCCGAGGACGGGGAGAATTTGACCGGAGACCTGTTCTATAACCGGCATGAGCGGCTGAATGACATCCTGGTTTAGAACATTGAAAATCTCAATGAGCGGTGGGAGCGCGTAGCTTACGAGTTGACTGATAATATCAGCCAGCGGCGGCAAAATCGTTCCGGCGAGGTCTCCGAAGATTTGTAGCAACGGGCCCGCTGCGCTTGCGACGGTGCCGAGCACGGTCGTAAGCGCCGGGATAAGGTTTTGCCCGAGCTCTACCAAAACGGGGGCGACGCCGGCCAGCCCGTCCGCAAGGACATCAACGAATGACAGGAGCATCGGCTCCAGGGTGGGCCAGCTATCGACCACGGAATCTACGACGGTTTCAACCGCCGGCGCGAACTTGCTGCCTGCGGTAGACAAGAAATCATTGAAAATGCCCTTGAGAGACTTCGTAGAATTGACGAGGCCGTCCGTCTGCGTGATCGCGGCCTCTTGTATAGCCTCGCTCTGCATCAGGATAGCGTTTAGTCTCACCTGGGCGGCCGCTGCGTCGTCGAGGCTGTCAATATTCTCTCCGAGCCCCAGCGCCGCTGCGCTCTGCTTTAGTGCAGTTTCATCGAGCATTATGCCGTACTCTGTAAGTGCGGCCGTGTCGCCTCCAATGGCGCTTTGAATTACAGATAGTGCTTCGGCGTCCTCCATGTTGAAGGCATTACCGAAGTCGTATGCGAGGGATGTTGTGATTTCGGAAAGGTCTTGCGCCGCTTCCGAGGTTATCCCGAGGTTTTTATACATGGCCTGGTTCGAGACCATGAAACTCTTTACCTCGTCTTCGCTGCGGTGTACGGCGTCCGAGTAGTTTTCCACCCATTCGGCGGCGTCGGAGGTAAAGAGCGCGTCGAACTTCTTTGCGGTGTTTTCCCCGGCCGCAAAGGCATTGAGCGCAGCCTCTCCAAACTTCACAAGCAGCTCGGTCGCTTTTTTGATAGCCTCAAAACCGACGAACTTCTTGATAACAGAGCCGAGGGCTTCGGAGACCTTATTGCCGGCCTCCTCGCCGGCGTCACCCATGTCCTCTAAATCCTGCTCTGCGTCGTTTGCTTCGTCCCCGGTCTCTTGCTCGCCCTTCTTCGCCTTCCGAAGGGCTTCCACAAGGTTGTTACGAATGGTCTTAATCGGATGCCGGAAGGCGGTTCCGATTTTCTTGGCTCCGGTCTCGAACGCCTTTGCAAAGCCTTTGACTTTGTTTGTGGAAAAGTCGATTGCACCAGTAATTCCGGTGCCGAAGCTCTTGGCGATGCTTTTTCCTGCTTCAAGGCCGTCGGCCATTGTCTGCTTGAATGCGTCGCCGAGGTTTTCCGCCTCCTGGGCGGTTTTCCTGATTTGTGCCCGGAAGGCATCGGCATCATCGCCGGCGTCGTCCAGGCCGCTGCCGAACTGTCGCGTTGTCTTCTCTGCCGCGCTGGTTGCGTTACCAACATTTTGCGCGGCTGCTGCGGCGTCGTCTGCTGCATCGGAGAAGGCGGCAGCGCCGTTCCGGGCGGCTGTGCAGGCGGAAACTGTTCCGGCACCGAACTTCTGTGCACCCATTTCGACGGCCCCGAGCTTTTGCTCCAGCTCGTCAACCTTTTGGGTTAGCTGTTCTATCGAGCTATCGGCGTCGCTGGTCTCAAATCCCACGCCATATTGAAGCTCTCTTGCATCGTCCACCTGTGTCACCTCCTTGGAAAAAGAAGTAGCCCCCGGAAAATCCGGGAGCTACTGTCTGCTTTTTGCTTTCTCCCGCGCCTCCGGGAGCCATTTTTCCATATACAAGAGCTTGGCTTCGACCGCCTCGCGGTACTCAGCCAAGTCCATGCCTTTGAGCTCGGAATAGGTAATTCCGTTGCCAGAATAGACCATGCTCCAAAACTCTCTCTTTGCGACGGCTCGCCGGTGCGCTTCGGCTATGGATTGTTCAACTGCGAAGAAACTGCTCGATGGCGCCGATAAGCTGCTCCGGCGTCTTGAGGTCTTCCTTCTCGTCGAAGTATTCCATGCCCTGGGCCTTCACCTCGGGAGGGGAAATGACGCAGTTTTTGAACATACCGTCCATGTACTTCGCGCTCTTGCGCTTGCCGCTGCCGGTGTTCCCGCACTCGTCATTGAAGTCGTAATACCAGGACGGGGAAACGCTCTGGAGCTCGAACTCCTGCCCGTTGACGGTCACTTTCTTTGTCTTAGCCATATACTTTCGATAGCCCCTTTCAGATAGACTTTTAGGCCGCTGCGGCCAGTTTTTCCGGTTCATCCCCCGGGCCCTTAACGGTAGTTAAGGGAGGGGATGAAAATGTTGATGGTTTCGCTGCCGACCTCTTTGGCCCGGTTCAGATCGGGCGGCTTGAGGATGCGGCATTCATCTTCGGCGACATTGACCGCGCCAACGTCGTTGGCGTCACGAATCATCAGGGAAATGGGGGTTCTCTTGATTGCCAGCCTGCGGAGATAGGGCAAAGAGGAGGACGTCCCCATCAGAGTGATGGCGCAGTTTCCGCTTTCGTTGGCGTTTTCGCTATATGCTACATCGCCCTTTACGCCGACCTGGGTGGTAACGATGTCTTCGTTTCTGGTGACAGAAATGACGCTATCGGGGCCGAAGTTGGTGATTTCCTTGCCATTGATGATTACGCTGACCTTTTTGGGGTCGTAGCTGGCAATTTCAATTCCGTTCGCCATTGTCTATTAACCTCCTTCTCAGTTGTTGAGCGTCACGCTGAGGGTGCCGCGCACCTTGGCGCTGTGGACAGCGCCTTCGAGCTGGGCTTCCCATTCAATATCCGGCATGACGCGGTTGCGGGCCTGCTCGTCGGTGGCATCCTTCCGCTTGGGAACGGTGACGGTATAAACGCCGACGCCGTCCTCTGGGTCTTTTGCGATAATGTGGAGGTCTACGGCCCTGTTCAGCGCGGAGAACACGCCGCTTGCCACGATGGAAAATCCGGCATCCGTGTAGCCGATTTTCGGGTTCTGCAGGAAGATGGTATAAAGGTTCTCGCGCATCTGGTAGGTGATGTAGTCGGCGCCGAGCACGTTGTCGATGAAGTTGCCGTCACCACAAATGCCGTTCTTCATGTATTCGTGCTTATACTCAGCCGTCATAAAGTTGACGCGATTTTCCTCCAGCGTATCGCGCTCGCTGTCTCTCAGGTATGCGACGCTGATGCCGTCGGGGACTTTCCACTTCCAGGTTACGCTCTCCGGCCAGAACGGGCCGACAGAGCCCACCCAGGCGGCGTCCGCCCATTCGCTGGGGTCGTCGGTGTAGACCACGGCGCTGCGGCCGTAGTTGTTGACATACTCCTTGTTCGTGACCTGGCCGAAGTAGAACTTTCGGTGATCTTCAACGCCGGCGCCGAGGGCGGCCTCTGTGGGCTCGGTGCCTTCCGCCCATTTGCATAGGGCCGTAACGCAGTCTTCATCGGTGACGTCGGTGAGGACGAAATAGAAGTCGTCGTCTGCGTCTCTGATCTCCTCCAGGGCCTTGACGAGGTTTTCTTCCTTTGTCACGTCGCCCGTGCCGATGGTAATGACAACATCGCATCCGCCGAGCTCAAGGCTCTCGAAGCAGTCTTCGTCTTTGTAGAGGCCGATGTCTGCCGTGTAGCCGGAAATGGCGGTGCGCGTGGTGCTGGTGAACACGACGGTCTTTTCCGCCGCTTCCGCGCGGAACTCTACGCCATCCTCGGTGAAGGTGACACCATCGAACAGAGCAGCAAAAGCCGCTTCGTCAGCAGGAGCCGTGTCTCCGGTGGTGATTTTTACGACGGCCTTGCCGCCGATTTTGGCGTAATAGTCGGTATTTGCCGTCAGCTCTTCCGAAGTGGAGAGGCCGTCGAAGGCTGCCTTGATGGTGCTTGCCTTCCCGCCGACGTTCTGCGGGTTCTCGATGCCTACGATGCGTACCTTGCGGATAAGGGTATCAGCCAGGGTGTTGTCCTGGTTGAACAGCTTGGTCGCCATAGCAGCGACCTTCTTGCCCTCAAAATCTGCGTTGATCTTTTCGAGATCGTTGTAGGTCTTCATCGGGGCTGCGCCCTCAGTAGACAGCAGGAGGATGTCGAGGCTTTCAGCCGGCTTTACCTTCGCGTCGATGGCGGTAAATACCTGGATGTCTTTGCTCATGTGCTTCACTCCTTTTCTGTGATAGGTGCCGTTTCAACGCTCGAAACGACACGAGTGTCTTGCCGGGTGTATCGGATGCGGACGTCGAAGCCCACCCGGCGGGCGGCCTCGTCGATGATAAGGGTGCTGCGGTTCTGCGCCTGGCCAATTTCGACGATGGTAATTCCAAGCATGAGGAAATCATCATATCCGACGTGCTGGAAGTAACCGATAGCCTTGTCGGCGAGGTCTTCCGCTTCGTCGCTGCCGTAGATGTAGATTCCGTCGGCGTCGGTTCTGTTCTGGCTGCAAAACGTAAAAGAAAAGGTCGCAGAAGGCATTTCCATACGGGTTATCTCCGCGTTGCCTCCTTCGGCCTCTCGGGTGGTGTAGTCGCCCATGCCCCTGTCCGGGGCATACGGGGTGCTGACGCTATAAATGCCATACGGGAGCTGCGCCTCCGGCTGCACCTGATCGGCGAGAACAATGGGGCAGCCCATATAATTCCAAAGTCTTTCGACCAATGCGTTTCGGATTTCTCTGAACGTCATTTTGGATTGCTCGCTCCCTTCTTTTCGACCATATAGCGTTTCAAGGCGTGTACGGGGCCATGCGTGAGCTCCTGCTTAACGGTATAGAGCTGTCCGTCATATCCGTCTCGGAATTGAGCTCCGACGCGAAGCGTATGCCCGTTGGTGTAAACCTTCTGGGCGTTGATGGTGTAGGTGCCGGCGTCCATATACTTGAGGTCTTCGTTGTTCAGCGGCATAACGACGCCTTGAAAGGCTTCTTCCGAGGCCTCTCCGGGCACCCATTGTCCGCCGTTCTGCTTGTCGTAGTAGCCGCCGTCTTCGTGTACCTCAAACATTTCATGGAGCAGCCCACGCGGGAGCTTTGGCCCCTTCCAAGTCCTCATTGTGCGCCGCCTCCTTCCACGCGGTATGTGATGCTGTTGTAAAGGCGACCGGAATCGAAAAGGGGCTGATACTGCGTTGTTGTCCGCAGCGTCGTCGCCGATTTCGCGGGGGATAACTTCGTGTTGAAGTATTCCCGTGTCATTTCGACGGCCCACTTTCCAACGTAGTCGGCTGCCTCCTGCGCTGTCCAGCCTTTGCGAATGATTCCGTCAACGGCCTCTTTGCAGAGCTTTTCAAGCGTATCGCCGCCGTTGTCGAAGCTGGCCCGGATGAAGCTGCGCTCTGGTATTTCGACGCTCTCCACGAGCATATAAAGCCAGTCGTAGTTGTCCGGGTCATAGGCTTTGCCCTTCGCCTCCGGTTTCTCCCTGACCAAGTATCCGTAGCCGGGGGAAATGGGAATGAACTCAAGGTCAGAAAAACTGCGGGGGCTTCCGGCGTCCTTCGCCTCTGCGGTGAGCGGTATTGCGAGGTGCTTGACGTTCTTCGCGTGAATGGTGGCACCGTATTCATGCACACCAGCAATCATAAGTAAATCGCCTCCGGCATCACCCATAATCCCTACATGGACGGTGAGACCGCGAAGCGCCGCTATCTCTCGCTTGATACGAGCCATTTCCGGGCGGAAGGTGTCTTTGAGGATTTTCAAACCTACCACCGCCTATACTTGGAGATAATCGTCTGCCAAGTCTCGCTTATATTCTTATCGAACGTCCAAGAAACGTCGGAAATGGAGAAGGCAGAAAGGCCGGCGGCATCATTCTCGATGATAGCTTCCTGCTGTGCGACCATGTTCCAAATAACTGCCTCAAGGTCAGCCGGGAGTGTGCTGGGGTTCTCCTCCGTTCCGTCTTTCGGCAGAACATATCCGGCGTCATATTTGACCTCAAGGTATCGCCTGGGGGCGATGTAGTCGCGGGAGAGGCCGCCAATGTGGCCCTGGTACGTCCAGCCGTCTTCACGATAGACGACGCCGATTTCTCCATCCTGGTCGAAATCGTAGCCGTTTATGATCTCGCCGGTCGTGAGGCTCTTGATTTGCTCGATACTGATGATGGGGTAATGCTCCAGTACGAGCCGCTGCGTTCCCGGGCCTGCGCACTTCTGGATGTAGGTGTGTAGCCCGAGCTTTCGGCCAAGCTGTGTTTCGAGCCATGCGGAAGCGGCATTGATAAGCTGAATGAGGGTGTTGTCCCTGGCTTCGTCCACATCGTCTTCGGAAATGCCGATGAACGTCTTTACGGCCTCCAACGTCGTGAGCGCGTTGTCGTTAAGCTGAATCGCCATGTTCTTGCCTCCTGGGGAGCTCTGGGGAGGCATTTCGCCTCCCCAGGGTCTCATTTATCGTCCTGGGCCTTGCGGCCCGCCTTGGGGCTTTTCTGGGGCTTCTCATGGCCGTCCTGCTTTTTCTGCTCGCCGGGTGCGTCCTGCTTCTTGTTCGAGCTGGGGCCGGGCGCCCGGGGAGGGGTGAACATTCTTGCCATAGCTGCGGCCCCCTTAACCGCCGGTACCGCTGCTTGCCGGGGCGATGGCGGTGACCTGGTGCACGGGATAGTCGATAGCATCGCCGAGCGCCAGAGCGCCGGCCGTGCCGCCGGTAACGGTGATCTTGATGAACTCCTTGCAGCCCACCAAGTCGATGTCCAGGTTGGCAACGGCTGCCGCCGGGCCTTCGTTCTTCACGATGGCCTCACCGCTCTCGTTGACGGGGTTGTCAACAAACAGGCGAGAATCGCCGACGGCCTCGAAGGTGCCGTCCTGGGTGTCGCAGTGTTCGACCTTCACGGTCGCCGTCGCGTTCTGCGCAACGGTGAGCGCCAGCACCGCGCTTTCGTAGCCGGTGCGCTGAACGACGCTGCCGCTCACGAGGGGCAGCACAGCGACGGTCTCAAAAAGTGCTCTTTTCATGCTCTGTGTTCCTCCTTCTTAGAATACCTTGACGTTCTTGACGTAGGCGAAGCTCTCGACATGGCGAACGCCGATGTCGTCGTACATCAGTGCGCGGGTGCCCGTGAGGTTTTCCTCGAAGGCGTTGTGCTGGATGCCGTCTTCGTCCGTCCAGGAGCCGTCCAGGGTGGTGTAGGTCTCCAGGCCCATCTGGTCGCCAATCATCAGGTCAGCCCAGTTGCCGAAGAAAATATCGGTGAGGCCGTCCTTGCTGGTGGGAATCTGGTTCGTGACCGCGTAATTCATACCCAGGAATTTGCCCTGGTTCATTTCATCGCGGTACAGATAGTCGCCGGTCGCGGTCTTGAGGTTCATCAGGTAGCCTTCCATGAAGCTGTTGAAGCCCCAGCCGAGGGCAACGTCGTCTACGTTCTTGCTCATAAGCAGAGACTTGACGTAGACCGGGAAGTCTGCGGTGATGCGGCCGCTCGCATCGGCGAGCGAGGTGTTATTGAGGTTCTTCGCGTCGATGATCTCGATGCCGGCGGTGTTGGCAATGCCGGTGGGCTGGAACTCGCCACCCTTGCCGTAAAGGCCGCCCCAATCGAGGCCGAGCTGCATACGGCGGGAGAGATCGGCGGCGAACATTTCGTCCGCGCTGTACTTGGTGCTCATAATGAGCTCGCGGGTCTGGGGGACGATGGCCTCCAGGCGCTTCGCAGACAGACGCAGATTGCCGAAGCTGGGCTGCGTTGCCTTGATCTTGCGAGCCTCACCGCCCCAGGAGGCGCGGGTGCCGCTAGTCATGCGAGGAATGTTGATGTTGCCGGTCTCCATCGGAATCGTGCGGGCGCCCAGCTCCTTGATGATGGTCTTGGAGTAAAGCAGCTCGATTACGTCGTCCAGGTAGACCTCCGGGATAAGGAAGCCGCCGGCGGAAGGCGAGGTAGCGTTGAGGGCCTTGAACTCGCGGCTCATGCTCTCGTCGCCATACTTGCGCTTTGCGTAGAACGCAGCGCGTTCGGGGTCATTCCGGCCGAAGACGTCCAGACACTTGATAGCACGGGCAAGCTGCACCATAGGCGGCACCTTCTTTTCCTCGCGGTTAGTCTTGGTGGGGCCGGAAATGAACAGGTTCGCATACTTGCGCTCGGGCGCCGGCTGCGCGGCGGATTTTACCTGGCGGTTGCCGGCGTTCGCCTTGCGGCGCTTCACGGTGTCCTCGGGGTCGCCGTCGTCCTTGGTGTCGGGGTCTTCGTCGTCGTCCTTGGTATCCTCGTCGACGTCGTCGCCCATGCCCTCGTCGGGGGCAAGCTCGGCGAGGAGCGCGGCGGCCTCCTGCACGATCTCCTCAGTGGTAACGCCGTTGTCTTCGCCACCGGCCTCCACGTCGGCCTTGTGCTTCTCACTGACGGCCTCGATGGCCTGCTCAATGACGCCCAGCACGTCGTTGGTGCTGATGCCGTCCAGCGGGGCGTCGGTGGCACCGTCGTCCTTGGTGCCGGACATAGCTTCCTTGACCGCGCTCTTGATAAGCTCTTTCAGCTCGTCGGTGCCCATCTTGGCAGAGCTAGCGGTCTTTCTGTTCTTGGGGTTAGGCATTTAAGTTGTCCTCCTATTCGGTATAATTTTGATGGTTTTCTGCTGCGTCGGGGCCAATTTGAAGTGGTGGCCCGTCTGCTGGGATTTTTGCGCTTCTGGGTTATCTGCGCCCTTGCCGTCGTCGTTGCGGGCCTCTGCGATTACCTTGTCGAGAAGTTTGGCGGCGGCCTTCATCGACGTGCTGGATTCCGTGAGCGATTTGAGCCTCGCTGCGGAAATCTTGCGGCCGGCCTTGATGTCGGCTTCTACGTCGCGGGCTGCTTCCTTAATTCTCTCGGTAGCCTCACTCTTGATGTCCGTAATAACAGCCTGGTCGTTCATGGCCCAGGTTACCACGCTGACCTCCCAGAGCTTGACTTCGCGGAGGTGGCGGATGCCTGCCTCGTCGTAGTCGAAGACTACGGGGTCGTAGCCGATGGAGAGCTCGCACAAAACTCCGTCTTTGATAAGCGTCCTGACGTCGCGGCCGAGGGTGGTGTCGCTGATTTTGGCTTTGAGGAACAGGCCGTTTGCATCTTCGCGGAGCTCCAGAGGCTTACCGATGGGGAGCAGGCTCTCGTTATGCCCGGAAAGGATTTTCACCCTTCCAACGCCTTCGGCGATTGTCTTCGTGAAGGCGCCCGGCTCGATGATGTCGCCGCCGCTGTCGATGTTGGAGAATACTGCGCCGTAGCCGGAGAAGGTTCCTTCTTCCTCGTCGTAGTCCTCCAATGCGAACTCAATCGTTTTGAACTCAGTCCGCACACCTCTGTGCTGCACTCCCTTCGCAAGGGAACGCTCCCAGGCGCTTTTCCCCACGCGCTGGGAATAATAAGACGGCGACACCCGCAGATTTGATACTGCGAGCTTCGCCGTCATTGTGGGGTCGTCGTTGGTGACGTTGGCGCTTCCTGCCTTCGTCCCGTGCCGGAGCTCTGCGTTCATTCCGGCAAGCAGATCGTCAACCGTGAACTTTTCCGCTGAAAAGTCGAGCCCTATGGCCTTCGCGGCTGCTTCTGCGTCTTTCTGCGTGAAAAACATACGCTCACGCCTCCTTCATCGGTTATAGGTGACATAGCAGCGGCATTTGATGGTCTCCCTCGCGGGCCCCATCGGGTCACAAGGGTATCTAAGGCCGTTGCTAAAGGTTCCGTCGATGGGGACGGTCTCGCCGTCCATCGCAACGTGATTCGGGCCGCCGTCGCGCCCGTCGCGCGGGTTCTTCTGCGGCCGGTGGTGCCAGGTCTTTGTGACGGCACCGCTCGAGCGCATCATGTCATAATGGCCTGTTTCAAGAGTGGTGATTGTCTCTTGGTCGGCTATCAGCTTCGCGCGCCTCTTGGACTGTATCTCGTACTCCTGCAGGATCTCCGCGACCATCTGTTCGCGGCTGTTTCCGCTTTCAATGCCCTGTGCAACAATGCGGCCGATATTGTCCTTCGTCGTCTGGGTGACGTGCGTGACACGCTGGCCGCCTTGAATCTTGGCCGGAGAAATGAGCTCCGGCCGGTCAATGCCGCGAATTGCATACGCATCAGCGGCGAGCTTTGTGCCGGCGGCGTAGGTCTGCTTCCAGAGCGGTTTGAAAATCTCCTCCATAGCCTGCTTTTCTCCGGGCCAGTCAATCAGGCTGCCAATGAACTGTGAAACGAGGCTTTTTTGTCCATCCTCACCAAGCGCGGCCCATGCGGCGGCGTCTGCTACATGGTCGGCTGTGATGTAGGGTTGAAGGACGTCCCAAACACTCCAATCGGCCTTTTCTTCGCCATTGAGGGCCTTGGTGAGCCGCTTCTCCTGTGCCCGGAAGTATTTTAGCGTAGCAATTTCAAACTTTGCCCTCTGGGCCTTCTGAGCCGCTTCAAGCATCTTTGCAATAGCGCCCGGCTGCGCTTTTCCTTCGTGCGCGTGGGCGTCACTCATGGTCTCTGATAACGGCACTGTGGAAGTCTCGTTTTCGTTCGGCTCGTCGTAGAGAAAGTCAATACCGTCCGGCTCTGCGGAGAGCATCGAAGTGATCTCCGTGGGGTCGTCTTCCTCGCTGATAAACAAATCAGATACGTTGATTTTGTAGACATTTCCACCGTACTTGCACGGGGGAACACCAAGCAGCTCGCGGGCCTCGTCTCGCATCAGGAGGCCGGCGTTCCAGCCGTCCAGCGCCTTCGCTTTGTCGAACTCCTGAGAGTGAGGGACAATATCATCGAAATGCCATACGAGGTCGGCGCCGAAGAACGGCAAAAGCTGCGTGTTAATTGCCTCCTCGCGCTTCCCGAGGCGCGGCATGAGGACGTTTGAAGCGTAGATGTACTGCGCCGCGTCGCTGGTGGCGCGGTTGCTGTTCTCGGTAATGCCCATGATCTCGCGGGGAACGCCAAAATGCTCAAGGACGGCATTTCGCAGGAACTCGCGCCCTTGCATCATGTCCATATCCTTCATGTTCTCTGCGAGCTTGGTGACGGTCACTTCTCCGTCAATGGTGGCGATGCCGTGACTGTTGAAAGGCCCCCGAAACTTCTCGTTCCACTCCTCTCGGAACCGTGCGCGTTGGTCTTTGCTGCTGCCCGGCATGGCAATAAGGGTGGACGGCGTTGCATCGTTGTAAAAGAACTTCTTTTGGAACTTCGCCGCATACTCGTCGGTCTCAATTTCGTCCGCCAGAGCCTCCGCGCTTCCGAGACCGCGCTTATAGGGGTCAAGCGGATTGAGCTCCTTCATGTAGAAAACATCATCGACCGGAACTTGCAGGATGTTTCCGCTGGTGGTCTTCACTTCGTAATACGGGTGCCCGATGTAAGGCGTCTCCTGCACCCAGCTCGTCGGCAGCGGCCAGATTTCAGCCGGCCGGCCCGCTGCGTCGAACTCATAAACGAAATAGCCTTCGCCCTTGAGCTCAAGGTAGATTTGGAGCAGGCGCCAACAGGCTGCGGCCGACATTTCATAAAGCGGGTTCGGCTTTGCCATGAAGTCTAAGAAGGGATGGCTTTCAATTTCCGTCTCCTCGCCGGTCTCGGGATTTACACGGAACAGCTTTCCCGTGCAAGTGGAAAGGTCGGATGCAATTCGGTCTACCACTGCGAGGCGTGGATTTTTGCCGAACATATCGAACCATTCGCGCGTATTGTGCTCCGGCGGCGTGGTGTAACGCGGAAGCATTACGCTGACGTTCTGGCCGGTGTACTGTTGCGCTACGCTGCGCCGTCTTCCGAAAATCGCCATATCCGTCCACCTCCTTCTCTGTTGTAGTCCATAAAATTGCCTCCTATCCCAATTCCCAGGTGTAGCGCCTGGGTTCGTAAAGCGCAAGGGCAAGGGCGTCCGCCATATCAGGAGACGGGAGGCCGCGCTTCTTCATGGCCTCTTTCTTTTCGAGCTCGATTTGGCCCTTGCTGTTGACGACATACTTGCGGTTTGATAGCTGACTGATTTGCTGATCGTTTTCCCAAAGGGAAAGGCGCTGCTCATAAAGAGCAAGACGCACCGCGCCCCACATGAGGCCGGTGCTGTTTGCATATTCAATGGGGTCGCCTTCGTCGCCGCTGACGGTTCCGCCCTCGCCGCCGAAATGGCATTCGTAAAGCTCAAAAACGAAGCGCGGCGCGTCTATTCCGTCGGCCTCTCTGGCCTGTTCAACGGCGTCGATGATGTCGTCCCTCTGCTCGTTTATGATGTCATAAACGCCAACGCCGAGGCCGTCGCAGTCGATTTTGAGGTGTATTTCTGCTGCTGGGTAGTCACGCGCAAGCTGCTTGACCGTGATGATAACACGGCCGGCGAGCTCGGTCGTATTGTTGTGATGGTAGATGTCCGGTTCTGCCTGGGTGCTCTTGTCAAAAACAGGGCATACAACGCTGCTGTCGTCGCCGTAGCGAGCAACGTCCACGCCGATGTCGATGCGGCTCGGGCTTTCTGGGGCCGTGTGGGCTGCGCTGGCCCTTTCGCACCACTCCATCGGTATGAAGCTGTCGGGCAGGCTCTTGGGGAAGTCTCCGGCCACGCGGACGCGAAATACGTCGCTGTCCTCGCCGAACATTTCAGTGATTGTGTGGATGAAGGCGTCGTCAACGCGGCTGCTCTCGCGGCCGTCGATATGGAGGGTGTTGTACTGCGCTCTGTTTTTGTGGTGGCTGTCAAAGAAAAAGCCAGTGAGCCGCGTCGGGTTCCCGGCCATGAACAGCCGGGAGCCTTCCGTAGAAAGAGCGCCGAGGATAGGCTCAAATACCTTATCCTCGACGCCGCTCGCCTCGTCTATGATGTAAAGAACGTGCTCCGCGTGGAAGCCTTGAAGGGCGTCCGGTTTGCTCGCGGTTCTGGCTACCGCGAACCATTCTTCCCGGTAGCCTTTCATAAAGACCTTTTCCTGCGTCCATAGAATGTCGTTCTCCAGGACGGGGTTATTTCTCAACCACTTGGAGACTTCGGCCCAAAGAATGTCGTATAGCTGATGCTTCGTCGGCGCCGTGCATGGAATCTTCGGGTACGGTCTGGTGGAAAGAAACCAGATAATGAGCCAGCTTTCTACGGCGCTCTTTCCGACGCCGTGACCGCTACGGACGCTGGTGAGTGGATTGTCGGCTACGCTTTGTAGCATATCCTTCTGTCGCGCGTCCGGCTTTGCTCTGATGATGTCTTCTACGAACTCGACCGGATGGGTGGAATAGTAGAGGATTGCATCGGGGTTAAGGCTCATTCTGCTCCTTCCTTTTCCTCCAGGCTTCGTTGATGGCGTCGGCCAAAGTGCTCGGGCCCTCTGCGGCCGTCTTCTGCACCTCTGCGGATGTTACTTCGACCTCGGCCTCGCGGCCTGCACGTTCAATAGCGGTTGCTGCCTTGATGTAAGCGATAATATCCTTCGGGGCCATATCGCTTGGGTTCTGCCGGGCGAGCGCCTGGAGCGCGGCTTCCTGGAGCTGCATTGCGATTTTTACCTGTCTGGCGTTCATTTTCCGCAGCTCTGCGGAAGCTGTTCTTTTGGCTTCTCGTTGGAGCTCATTGTCGTACTCCAACACTCGCTCGTCCCAAGAGTAGGCAGCTTTCCAACGGCTGATTAGCTGTCTACTTTTTGACAACTTCTCGGAAACTGCCGAAACGCTGCGTTGCGCCCCCAAATCACGGTAAGCGACAAACGCCTCATACGCCTTTTCAGTTTCGCCGGGCTGTCGCTCCCAAGGCCGTTCCGCGTCTCTCGTTTTCGGCATTTCCTCCCCTCATTTCATCGCTCGCCGCTGCTATGGTCTGCCGGCGGCCGGGATGTTCCGGGGCGCTGCTCCCACAATCCAGAACAGCGTGCTTCCAGGGTCGAGGCCGCTTTTTACGAACCACTGCATTGTCTTCGCTTCGTAATTTGGGTGGAGCGTGATGCCACCCCAAACAGCCGTCGCCGGCTTCTCGTATGCAAATCCTTCGGTATGAAACAAATCGTGGTAAATAAAATCCCTGTCGGCCCCGTGCTCTCTGAGCGTTCGGTGTATGCTCTCGCGCCGGTCTGGCGCCGTCGCTACAAGATGAACATTTCTTACCTTCTTCCCATAGCGATTCAAGCCTATCATAACGCCGGATGCCGTGATGCCGCTTCCGCACGTCATAACGAGGTTTTCAATTTCATCAGGGATATTCTCTACCTGTGCTGCGACGGCCCCAAGGAGGACATCTGAGTGCCCGGAAAGGTTAATTCCGTACTGGACGATGAAGTCCTCTGGCCCCTTTCAATTCCTTGGCCTTCG